TATCAATGTTGATATTGGTCCAAGACGTGACAAAAGAAACTCTACCCAAGTATATTGTTCTGGTTCATTCGGGGCTTCTCGAATGGAAGAGGGCAAAGTGTTAGAAATTAAGTGTGCGGAATAGGAGGCATAAATGGCTGTAACAACTCAAAAATCTACTGAGTATACTAACGCTACTGCGTCCCCTGTAACTTTAAATGAGGCTCATGCCTATCATGGAAGGGTAAGAATTGCTTATTTTTCTCATGATCAGGATGGCGCTGGAGATGCAACATCATCTGTTGCTCTTTTCAAGCTGCCTGCAGGAAAAGTTAAAGTTCTGCTTTCTGCATCTAAAGCATATGTAAACTGGACTACTGGTTCAGCTACATTAGATTTAGGTTGGGATGCTTATACTGACATTAATGGCGACGCCGTTGCTGCTGACGCAAATGGTCTTATTGATGGTCTTAACGTAGACACTGTTGGTTATTTCTCCTTAGAAGGAGCATTAGCCGGTATTAAAGCTACTGGAGGTACTCATACCTTCGAAAGCTCTGACGGTGTTGTAATTAGGGCTACTTCTCAAGATCAAGCATTAGTAAGTGGCGATGATCTAGTAGGCTATGTTTTATATATAGTAGACTAATAGTATAAAAACTAACTTAAGGGGGCTATAATAGCCCCCTTATATTAATAAAAGGAAAAAGGAATTGGATTCAAAAATTGATATTGTGAATAAGGCTTTAGGTCTTCTTGGAACTGAATTTATAACAAGTTTAACAGAAGATACTAAACCTGCGCGTTTTGCAAACAAATTTTATGAAAGTTGCAGAGATGCAGTTTTCAGAACACACCCATGGAATTGTTGCATTAAGCGTGCTTCATTAAGCTTATTATCAACAACTCCTGCATATTATTTTGATTATGAATTTCAATTACCTGGAGATTTTTTAAGAATATTATTACCTGAAGATGATACAATTGAATATAAAATTGAAGGAGATAAATTATTAACAACAACAGATACATTTAAAACAACTTATATATTTAAAAATGATACAGTGGGTCAATATGATTCATTACTTCAAGAAACACTTGCAGCAAGATTAGCTGCTGATATAGCAATGCCGATAGTTCAAGATTTACAAGTTGTTGATGCAATGACAAGTTTATACGAAAAAAAATTAGCAGAGGCAAGGAGCGTAGATGCAATGGAAGGAACTCCTGAAGGAATAGATGCTGATTTCTGGTTAGATGCTAGAACAACAGGAACAAATCTTAGGGATTATCGTTGGAATCGATATACTACATAGAATGCAATGGCAAATAGAGCAGTACCCGTTATTACAAATTTCACCGCAGGTGAATTAAGCCCTCGTTTAGTTGGGCGTATTGATTTAGATAGATACCAAAATGGTGTTGAAACATTAGAAAATTTTAAAGTTTTTACACATGGAGGAATAACAAAAAGGTCTGGAACAGGATATATTACTGGAATCAAAACACAAACAGGCTCTAATTCTGGTGCTGTTTTAGTTCCTTTTATATTTTCTAAAACACAAGCATATGTATTAGAATTTGGCCATAATTATTTTAGAGTTTTTAAAGATGAGGGGCAAGTTGCGTCAGGAGGATCACCAGTTGAAATCACAGCAAATTGTGATTGGACTGCAGCACAAGTTGATGATCTTAGGTTTGCTCAATCTGCTGATATTTTATATGTCACTCATCCTGATCTTCATCCTGTAAAAATTACACGATCAAGCCATACTGCGTGGACAGTTACAGATATCCCTTGGGGATCTGATACAACAAATTTCCATGAGCCACCTTGGTCGGTGCTTAATACAAGTACAACAACATTTACTCCAAGCGGAACAAGTGGAAGTGTTACCATAACAGCTAGCGCTAATACATTTGTTTCTGGTGATGTTGGAAGATACATAAGAATGAAACAAACAAATTGGCGTTTCTTAAAAATTACAGGATATACAAGTGCTACACAAGTTACAGCTACAGTTCTTAATAATAATTTAGATGCTACGAGTGCTACATCAGATTGGAGGTTATCTGCATTTTATGCAAATAATTATCCTTGCCACGTACAATTTTTTGAGGGAAGATTATATTATGGAAATAT